TGCTCAATAGCCAATCTGAAACCATCTTCACCTANAAGCCGGNGATCATCCAAGTACACAATGTCATCAGCGCCGCCATTCTCTGCATATTTGGTGTTTCTTGTCTGGCCTGTATTGTTGCGTTGCAGGCGACGTAAATAAGCCTTGATGGGCGACATCCCGTACAGCTGGTGGCCGTAAATGTCCCACTCCGGATTGAAATAACGCTCGTGTAGGATATCTTCTGCCGTAAATGGTATTTCGGTGCCCATCTGAAGCAAATAGCCCTTAGCAACCAGCGGCAACGTGTCAGATGCGAGTATGCTCATAAATTGGGGCGCTATGGTATAAAGCGTGCGTGGCGTGCCAGGCGTGAGGCCTCCACTGGAGCCGCTTGACCATCCTGCCTCAAAGTAGTCTCCAGTGGTCAGCTTGTAGGTGAAGTGCGCCCGCTGTAGGTCAGACCATGTATCGTTCTCGTTTGGATACCGGATAAGGTTATTCAGCGCTTCATCATCCAGCTTGACAATAGCCTTCTGATTCATTCGGATGGCTTTGGCAAAATCACCATTATTTGTAGCTCCATGTGTCGCCATGTCCTTTAACATCGCCCGAGCCTGGAAATAAGCCTTTTCATCAATTATCCGATATGGCGCCCAGGACGGTACAATAGCCTTTTCCACGATTCGGTTGATCACGCAATACAGGATGTCGTTATAGGCGTACCCACGCTCTATGTAGGTGATCTTATCTGTTTTATAAGGGATCAGCTGGCCGCCAATCAGCCGGAAGGTGCCGGATATTGCCCCGCTGGCTGCCTTGAAGCGCTGTAAAAAGTTTCTTATTGCTTTGATCATGGTATTTAGATTGTTGCTGCAAATAAACCTAATTTCGGCCGTATTTCCACTTCCTCTGCCATCAGCAGGTTATCGGAGTAGTCCGGAGACCGGTTAATCATTCCCTTTACCTTTTCTTTTGATATGATGGCAAACGGCCCATCCTTATCAATATCGGCCCGGCGGATCTTGTCCAACTCTTCTGTTATCTTATTGCGCGTATCCGGGTCGTCACACTCAATATACAGTTGTCTATTGTTGATCCTTTTGGCCAGGTAATAAGCGCACATGCTTTTCAGGTTCTTATAATGCCCTGGAAGAGCGCGCCCAGTTTTGGGGTCGTATCTGGGCTTCTCTGGGTCTGGGTGTGGCGTAGAATTGTTCACAAAGCCTTTGCTACCAGGTACTTGATCCACTACTCCGCCGCCTACGCCATCTTCGTCTATCACTATCCTGTTGGCCTGCGTTCCGTACTTATCTTTCTTGTAGTTAATTAAATCAGCAGTTTGTGAGGTGGATAATCCGCTATGGGTTTCTATTTTAACGTGATTCGGGCTATACCAGTTGCCTATTGTAGTTTTATCCTTACCGAATCGGGCCACATCCACACTGATCTTCCGAACGATTCTATCAGGAGCCGCAAGATGTACATTCTGAAATGATTCTACAATCTTGTCGTATTCAATCATTATAGCCGGATCGGCATCATATTCCCATAGCCCCTCCAGTAATCTGGCCCTGCTGGCCGCGTCCATGCTCATTAGATTTTCTACATAGTGCTTAGATATACGCGGATTATCCTGTGCCAGGGCTTGTATGAACTTAAGGCTGGGCGGCAGTATGCCGTCTTTGGATGGCTTATAAAACCTGGTATAAACGAAGTTTTTGGCCGGGTTACACGATCCCATTATCTTAGGCACTAGCCCGTATTCATCCAGCATCCAGCGGATACGGCTCTTCGTTATTGTCCATGCCTTCTCTACCAGCTGATTGCACTCATCGATAAAGGCATCTGTGATCTCCAGCGATCCCAGTTCATCGAAATCTTTGTCGGATGGGTAAAGGAATAAGTCTTTCAAGAAGATCAGGGAGCCATTAGCGAAGTTTATCTGGCTGGCCTGCTGATTGTATACGAAGTCCCGGCCGGGCGTCACACCCTGTCGCTTGCAGACATCGAAGAAAGAGAGTAGTGTTGTTTCTTTGAGGGTCTTTAGGGATGCCCTACCTATCAACCCCCGCGTTCCCGGGTATTTGATCCGGCGCTTCAGCTGCCAGTAACATCCCAGCATGCTTTTGCCGCCTCCAGCGCCGCCACCAAATAGCAGCTCCCGGGTTACTTGATCTTCCAGGTAATCCAACGCCTGGGTTTGCTTAAGGCTCAGAATCACCGGTACCGGTTTTAGTCAGCAGGTTACCAGGGAAGGGCGGCGGCGCGGGTTGGTCGTAGGTCTTCGTTTCGTTCCATACGATGCCCATATTCCCACTCAGCTCCTGTTCTGTCTTATCCTTCCAGTTCATATTTTTGAGGGCAAATATAGCGCCCGTAGGGGCCGTACCGCTCAATCTTTGCTCATACTTCATCTCCACCATTGACAGCGCCACGTTTGCGATGTAAGAAAATTCATCGCCTCGCTTCACATAATCATACAATGACTGTCTACTACCAAATCCCAGGAATAGCGCCAGACCATTTATAGTGGCCGGTTCCGGTTCTCTGTATTTCTTTCGGCGTTCAGTAACCCCCTCTGCTGTTACTATGGTCTCTTCCGTATTCTCCCCCTTAATATATTCAAAATAATCATCACACCTTTGCGCCAGCTCCATCAAGCTCTTGTAGTGCCTGGGGCGGCCAACGGTTGCTCGGATAGAATATGGATTGCCATTAATATTACCCTCTTCCACGATAAAATAATTTGTTTCACCAAATATATGACAAATTAATTGCATCTGGAAAATAAAAGCCCGAACCGTAGAAACGATCCGGGGTAACATATCCTGTAATGCTTCTGTTCTAGGTGAAGATTCTTAAAATAGGGGTACTATCCTGCATCATATGGAATTGCCCCTATTCGGACCAACCATGAATCCTAATACATTGGGGCCGTGCCGCGAATCAGCGATGATTTCCATCGATTCTTGGAACCCCGTGGCGGGAATGCCTGGACTTGAACCAGGGACGCGCGGATCTTCAGTCCGCCGCTCTACCAACTGAGCTACAATCCCATTACCTGGTTTTTTTCTGGACCGCTTTGGCGGCAGCCGGTCTTGTCTGTCCGCCATTTGCGTGAACCAGGAAACACGTTTGCACGGAGTCCAGGACTCGAACCCGGAAACACTGCTTTGGAGGCAGCCGTTTTCCAATTAAACTAACCCCGTATTGCCGGTTACGCAACCGGCAGCGTATGATCATTAAACTATGCACCCAAACTATACAGGGTCAATGTGCGGTGCGTATGGGGATCGAACCCATGACCTTCGGCGTGACAAGCCGATGTATCTACCGCTGTACTAACGCACCATTCATTTCTACGCTTCCTAGTGCTTCAGTCCTATGAAATGATAACAGTCTGCATCCCGTGGAGGCCGGGGAATCGAACCCGCAAAGCCCTGACGGACCTAAAATGGAAAAAATCCGTTGCTTGCCCCCATTTACCGGGCTTTCCCGGTTGTCAGGAACTATTTTTATCTTGGATGTTCCATTACCTCACATGTTATCACTCATGAGTGGTATGCTTATTTATGCAAGTTAACTACTGCTTGCTCGGGTCTTTCCCCGATGTCCGCTGCCTCGCTGGAGTGGGATTCCGCGCTGTGCCAATGCAACCACTATCCATTGATCTGCTTGTATAGCGCCTAACCACGAATAGTGGTGGGATTCGAACCCTTTTCATTGCCCCATGCCGGCCGGCCAGGCAAACCACTACTTCCACTGTCCTGTCAGATTCATCTAAATTTCCAGGATGCCACAACAGTTAACGATTGCTGCTCGTGCGCTTTATACTCCGCAACGATGGCGTTTTCTTTTCCGCCGAACGCTATCGGCTTCGTAAATTGAATAGGATTCGAACCTATAACCACTCCGGATGCCGTTCTACCATTGAACTATCAATTTACCTATTCATTACCCGGATCAGTACGGGGGCCGTTTTTTCTTCTTCTACACAGACGCTAAGCCTTCAATCCGCATCCGCTTTCGATGATGGGTTTGCCATCCCACTACAATTTAACTTGAAAAGCAATATCAGACAACTGATCTTGTTTATTGCTTTTCAAGAATATATTTCAAAAATCTTATCTTCTCTCTCATACCAGGAATACCATTTGCCTTTTCATATCGGTCACATAATTGCTTTTTATACTGATTTCCCTTATGATCAAGATGGGGATTATCGTAATACACTTTATTATATTGCTCCTGAACCATTGTAAGCTGTCCATACAAATATTCTTCACTCCCTCCCAATTCCACACACTGCAACGCCTTTAATGACATTTCCCTTAGCAATACCCACTTCTTTCCCTTCGTCAATTCACCAGATAATGCACATTCCTGCATTTTATGTTCACAGTTATCAATGTCCATTTTTATTGCAGCAATTGTTTTCATGCGCTGAAGCGTTTTATCATGTTCAGGGCCAGTTCTGGCTCAATCCATTTTAATTGTTCGCCAGAAAAGCATGGCGTGAAGTAACTTTCTCCATCCACCTCTCCGTTGCTAATAACGAATATATGAACAATTCTATTGTCAACAGTTTTGCCNAGATATGTTTTAACCACTTCCATGATGCAATATTAATTAATTATTTCAATAAATAAAAATACAATTTGTTATGACTGTTATAATTAAAAGTTATTATAAAAACCTAGCATCGTTTTCAGTACTTTACGAAGTCTAGTGAATAACATCCGCGCACTTCATTAAACCAGGCTACGGCAGAATGTCCACCCAGTATTGTTGCTGGATGCCTTACAGTTACATTTTCCCATGGCGATGATGTGTCCCGCCTCATTTTAACGGTATCCCCGGGCTTAACCTTTTCATTGAAATCAGCTACCTGCTGTTGAAGTTTTGCAATTGATTTTTGTTTCATTTTACATCTTTTTTAGTTAATTTTTTTGCTGTAGTGTAGGCATAGTACATTGCCTGTATGTGATCATCCATTCCCTTTAATAGATCTCTTCTTGCTCTTCCAAATGTGTCATAAGGTCCGTTAATACCATGATCAACACTTCTCCTTAAATGCGGATTATTCCAATCATATACTCCATACTGAGTAGGCGAATTAAAATACCAGCCATATAATATTTTATCCTTCATTGCTTCTGTATTTTTCGGTGAGTTGATAAATACTTAAACGCCCTTCTGCGTTCTTGTATTTAATTACTCCATACTTCAGTAGTTGCAGATGCATTTTAAAACTTATATCCTCTCTTTCACGCGTTTCCCAATAGGTTATGTAATATTCGCCCCAGTTATAATTTATAACCATCTCCCATCCGCATCGCATCTTATCTACTACTTCCTGTTGTACTTTAGATAGTTTCATCTTTCCCGCCCTCCTGTTGCGGCATATACTTTTTATGCAGCATATCTATGTGATGTAATATTTTCCCTCGCTTCATGGCGGTCTGGAATGATGATTCTTCGCATGCATCCTCCCAGCCACACCATTCTTTATATAATTCAGTATTGCAGAAAGGGCACGGATCATCACCCCCTCCATATAACTTA